TACGCCACTAAGTACGAGACTCCCTACCAAGGCATCGGAGCTAGGGGTGTCAACAATCTTGCCTCTAAGCTGTTATTGACACTATTCCCACCTAATTCCCCGTTTTTTCGGCTTAGTGTGGATAGGTACAAGCTGCGAGAAATGGGCGGGGATGATGAATCTAAGACAGAACTAGAGAAAGCTCTGTCCGAAATCGAGCGTACAGTCATGCGTGAGGTGGAGACTTCTGCCCTCCGTGTGCCCGTGTTCGAGGCTCTCAAGCACTTGGTGGTCAGTGGGAATGTGCTTGTGTTCACGCCCAAGGAAGGGGGCATCCGTGTGTTCCAGTTGGAGAACTACATCGTCAAGCGTGACCCGTTTGGCAATGTACTCCACATAGCTACCAAGGAAACAATCTCTCCTACTGCTCTACCTGAAGAGGTGAGGAGCCAGATAAATGTGGAGGCGTTACAGCGTCAGTCAGGCCATAGTGAGCCTACCGTTGAGCTGTACACGGCAGTGTGCCGAGAAGATGATGGCCGTTTCTATGTCTGGCAAGAGGTAGAAGGCAACGCTATCCCCGGTACTGAAGGATACTTTAAGGAAGAAGATAACCCTTACATCGCTCTCAGGTACAGTCGGGTGGACGGTGAGGACTATGGCCGTGGGTTGGTTGAGGAGTACCTTGGAGACCTAAAGAGTCTCGAAGCCCTTACCCAAAGCATTGTCAAGCTGGCGGCAGCTTCAGCTAACATCAAAATCTTGGTTGATCCTAATGGAACTACCAAGGCCAAGGCTCTGGCTGAAAGCCCATCTGGGGCATTTGTCTCGGGTCGGAGCAGTGATGTGAGCGTCATGCAGCTTGAAAAGTATGCTGACCTACGGGTTGCCAAGGAGGTGGCTGAGGCCATCGAGCAGAGACTTAGCTTTGCGTTCCTGTTGAATGCTGCCGTGCAGCGGAACGCCGAGCGAGTCACTGCTGAGGAAATCCGGTTTATGGCTCAGGAGCTGGAGTCAGCCCTTGGCGGTGCTTACTCTATCCTGTCCCAAGAGTTCCAGCTTCCTCTAGTCACTCGCATCATGGATCGAATGGCTAAAGAGAAACGCCTTCCAAAGCTGCCTAAGGGTGAGCTGGTTAAGCCAATGATTGTCACGGGTGTAGAAGCCCTTGGCCGTGGCAATGATCTTAATAAGCTGGATATGTTTGTAGCTGGTGTTGGTCAAATCTTCGGCCCTGAAGCCATCCAGCAATATGTGAATGTTTCTGATTACCTGAACCGCCGAGCCACTTCGCTTGGCATTGATACCGAAGGGCTTATCCGCTCTCAGGAGGACGTTCAGGCGGAAATGCAAGAACAGCAGCAGCAGATGATGATGGCCCAGATGGCTGAGAAGCTAGGGCCACAGGCTATCCGCTCTGCTACTGAAGTGGGAATGGCCGACCAAGGCGAAGCTCCCGCTGAACCTGAATCTCCTCAGGCTTAATAAAAAGTAAAATGAGGGCTTGAGGGCAACCTAAACAAGAAGGAGAATCATGTCTGACATCGTTGAAGTCCAACCGGAAATACCCGGTGCGGAAGCACCTAATCAACCTACTGCTGACCCAGAAAACGCTGCCACTGTGGAAGCGACTTCTGAGGAGACAGCAGCCGTTGAATCCTCTGATCGCCCTGAGTGGCTTCCAGAAAAGTTCCAAAGTGCTGAAGATTTAGCCTCAGCCTACAAGGAACTAGAGAGCAAACTAGGGCAACCCAAAGAAGAAGCAGAGACTGCCGAAGAAGAAGCTCCCCAGCAGGAGGAGGAAAGTAGTGGTGAGTGGTTTGAGAAGTTTGCTCCATTTACCCAAGAACTCCAAGATCAAGGAGAGCTGACCAAGGAGAGCTACGACAAACTAGCTGAGATGGGCTACCCCAAAGAGCTAGTGGATGGCTACATAGCTGGTCAAGAGGCTCTGAACTCCCGAGAAGAAGCGGCTGTTGTGGACTCCATTGGAGGACAAGAGAACTTTACCTCGATGATTGAGTGGGCCAAGGAGAACGTCCCTGAGGCTGAACTTGATGCCTATAACCGTTCTGTAATGAGCGGGACACAGGCTGACGCTCAGGTAGCTGTGCAAGGGATGTTTGCTCGCTACCAAGCTGCCACTGGTGAAGGGTCTGCTCCCAAGCTAATCACAGGTCAGAAGGGTGACGGCAAGGGTAAGGCTATCCGTAGCAACGCCGAGCTGGTGGAGCTTATGGGAGACCCTCGATACCACAATGACCCTGCATACCGTCAGGATATAGAACGCCGATTAGCGGTATCAGATATTCTTAATTAACCCTAACAAAGGAGAAAAAATGGACAAACCCGGATATAAAACTACTGAGTTCTGGCTCTCTACAATAGCAGTTCTAATAGGATTGGCCTATGGAAGCGGTGTAATCGCTGAGACCGGAACCTCAGGTATTGAAAAATCAGTGGCCTTCGTTGCTAGTGCCTTGGCAGCTCTTGGATACTCCAATTCCAGAGGGGCGGTCAAAGCTGCTGAAATTGAGAAGAAATGATTACAGAACTCCTAGCCGCTCTTCGTGCTGTGCCAAAAATTTTGGAGGCACTGGAGCGGTTAGGGGATATTCAAACAGCCCGTGCTGCTCAACAAAGAAAAGATGAGAAAGATAAAGCTATCATTGATCTTATTGCTGCTGCTCGTGAGCGGAGGCTGCGGCGTGAGCGTGAAGTTGGACGGGTTCAGGGAGATAGCGGAGCAGCATCCGATAGGCATGGAGATGGCAGTGGAATCTGAAGAGGGTGCCGCCTTCGTACAAGCACTAGGTCTTTACATCAATAAACTCGAACAACAAATCGAGTCTCAAAAATAATCCACAAATGGATTGACTTTAATGGTAACTTAATTCTAGTTAACTACTAGGATTACTAAGCAAGGCATATCGAACTGCTAGTTCTGAACGCCCTTCGACCCGTTACGGCGGATAATCGTTGTCTGGAGTCGGCTAAAAGACGATGTGACCAGCAGTAACCAGCTCTGCAAGCGGGTGCTTGTGGACATTTACAACTGAAAAACTGAACAAAGGAAACGAGAATGAGTTCTACTACTCCCTCACGTTTAGGTCAGATCAATGCGTCTGGCTCTAACACCGCCTTGTTCCTGAAACAGTTCGCTGGCGAAGTGCTGACCACGTTTGAAACCGAAAACGTGTTCAAGCCTCTTCACGTCGTGCGTACTATTTCTCAGGGCAAGTCGGCCCAATTCCCTGTAACTGGCGTGGCCTCGGCTGCTTACCACGTTGCGGGTGAGAACATCTTGGACAGCGGCAATAGCTACCTGTCTCAGATCAAAGCTAACGAGAAGGTCATCAACATCGACTCGATGCTTACCGCTAACACCATGATTTATGAGCTGGATGAAGCCATGAATCACTACGATGTCCGCTCTATCTACACGACTGAGTTGGGCCGTGCGTTGGCTAAGAAGCATGACCAAACCGTTGCTCAGGTTGTTGCTCTTGCAGCCCGCGCCTCCGCTACCATCACTGGTGGTAATGGTGGTGCGCAGCTCGATAAGGGTGCTGCTGGTCTGGACACTGGTTCGGAGATTGCTGACGCTATCTACGATGCTGCCGAGCTTCTCGATGAGAAGGATGTTCCGAGCAATGACCGTTTTGCGGTGATGGCTCCAACCGAATACTACCTGCTGGTGCAGCACCTCGCTGCCGTTGGCAATGCTAACGCTGTGGGTAGCTATGTTGAAGGCGAAGTGGTTAAAGTGGCTGGTATGCGTGTCATTGCCAGCAACAACCTGCCTAGCTCCAACATCTCGGCTGAAACTGGTGCAAACAACACCTACGATGGTGACTTCAGCAATACCAAAATCCTCGCCTTCCAAAAGGGCGCGGTGGGTACTGTGAAGCTGCTCGACCTGAAGCTCGAATCTGAGCGGAAGATTGAGTTCCAAGGTAGCTTGTTTGTTGCCCGTTACGCTATGGGTCACGGCATCCTCCGCCCGGAGTGCGCTGTGGAAATCCGTAACGTCTAATTAGCAAGGGGGTTGCAAGTTATCTGGATGGGTTTTCGGGAAGCCCTCATCCCGCTCCTTCCCCAATCTTAGCTTGCAGCCCCCTCTTTTTAGCGTAGTTTAAAGTTGAAATATGAGTCTTACACTAAGCACCGAACTCGAAGCCGTTAACCAAATGCTGTCTGCGATTGGGGAAGCCCCGATCAATCAGCTCGATACAGCGACTACAGCAGACGCTCGGGTAGCCAAGCAAATCCTTGATGAAGTGAGCCGGGATGTGCAGTCCCGAGGGTGGCACTTTAACACTGAGCCTGAATATACCATCACTAAAGACGGTAATGGCCACATCAACCTACCTGCTACGGCTGTTCGGTTCGACATCAAGACGGAGCTGTATCCGACTTTAGACGTTGTTCAGCGCGGGAACAAAATGTATGACCGCAAAGAACATTCATTTGTATTTACACAAGACCTGAAGGGGGAAATCGTCCTTCTTCTTGAGTTTACTAACCTTCCCCAACCTGCTCGCAACTACATTACTGTTCGGGCTAGTCGCATTTTCCAAGACCGTGTGGTGGGTTCTCAAGACCTATTGAGGGTGCTGGCGGCTGACGAAGCTACCGCTCTAGCCACTCTAAAGGACTACGATGATGAAACCGCCGATTATACCATCTTTGATAATCTGGACGCCTACAACGTCATCAATCGCTAATGTCCTTAATATCCACCTCCATCCCGAACCTAGTATCTGGTGTTAGTCAGCAAGCTGATGGACTCCGGTATGGTTCTCAATCTGAAGAACAGATCAATGGGTACAGTTCTTTGGTGGAGGGGCTTATTAAACGTCCTCCCCTCAAGCACATCTCTCAGCTTATCTCGGGGAGCGTAGGGGATACCAAAGTCCACACTATTAACAGGGACTTAAATGAGAGGTATGTGGTTATCTTTCAGAACAACTCAGTCAAGGTTTTTGACATTAACGGGACTGAGAAAACTGTAACCACTCCTGACGGGGTAGGATACATAACAACCACCACCCCTAACTCAGACATCAAGTGCCTGACCGTAGCTGACTACACGTTTGTCCTTAATAAGACCAAGACGGTAGCTGTAGGTTCAGCTCAGACAACTACGCAAGGCGAAGAAGCCTCTGTGTTTATTTCTCAGGGTGACTATGAAGTGACTTACAAGGTCGTATTAGACGGCACTGCTTATAGCTACACCGCAGGGTCGTCTAGCGCACAACACACTCAGCCGACTTACATTGCGGGTAACTTAGCTGGAAACATTCCCTCAGGAACCTACACCGTTACAGAATACGGAGCTACGCTACATATCGTTCGCAATGACGCTGCTGCCTTTACTTGCTCAGTAGAGGACTCAAAAGCTGGAGACTTCATTAAGAACGTCACTGGGTCAGTGCAGAACTTTGCTGACCTCCCTGTTGAGCATAAGCACGGCTACATCATTAAGGTAGTAGGAGACCCAGAGGAGGCTGGAGACGAATACTGGGTTAAGTTTGTAGCTGACGATGGAACCGGAGGCTCAGGTCAGTGGGAGGAAACAGCAGCTCCGGGCATTGATAAGGAGTATGATGCTACTCTGATGCCTCACCAGCTTGTCCGTAATGCAGACGGGACGTTTACTTTTGAGCAAGCTACTTGGGCCTACCGCTTGGTAGGGGATGATGATACCAACCCCACAGCTTCCTTTGTAGGGAAGAAAATCAAAGACGTATTCTTCTTTAAGAACCGTCTTGGTTTTGTAGCGGATGAGAATGTCATCTTTAGCGAAGCCTCCGAATACTTTAACTTCTGGCGCACTACAGTCACACAGCTCCTTGACTCGGACATGATTGATATTGGTACGAGTTCGACCAAGGTTAGCGTGTTGTTTGCTGCGGTTCCTTTCTATGACCGCCTTGTGCTGTTTGCTGACCAGACTCAGTTCACTCTACAGGCTGCTGACCTTCTCACGCCTAAAACCGTGTCAATCCAGCAGTCCACAGCTTACACAGTCTCCACTACGGCTGACCCTGTAGCAGTGGGTAGAAACGTATACTTTGGGTTTCCGCGCAATGAGTTCAGTGGTGTTCAGGAGTATTTTATTAACCCTGACACCCAGTTCTTCGATGGGGCTGACATAACTGCCCAAGTTCCTAAGTATCTCAGCGGAAACCTGACCCAGATCACGGCTGCGGATAATGAGCAAATCCTTGTTGCACAGACCGATGGCTTCACTAATGGAGTCTACGTCTACAAATACTTTTTTAACGGCTCTGACAAACTCCAATCAGCTTGGTTTAAGTTCGACTTCGGCTCTGGAACAACTGTCTTAAACACCGACTTCATTGACTCCACTTTGTATGTGGTGATCGAGCGCAGTGATGGTGTTTATCTGGAGTCGATGGATATTGAGGCAGGTCAGCAGGACACTGGTAGTGAGTATGTGACTCTGCTAGACCGCCGAGCAGAGCTATCTGGGGGAACCTACAGCTCCGCTGATGACACCACTACGTTTACTAGCCCTTACAACGTAGACAACGATACAATCCAGATTGTGTCCCGGCCTCATGCAGATGCAGGGAGTAACCAGAATGTTATTGGGACTAACCCTCAGGGAACCGTAGAGCGGAAGCTGCCAGAGGGCGTTCTGCTGGATGTGGATTCTAAGTCGGGCACTTCCTTAGTGGTCAATGGGAACTACACCAACCAACCAGTGTTCATCGGGGTTCCCTATACCATGACCTATGATGTCTCTCGGCCTCAGCTCCGCGCACCTAGTGCCAGTGGCAGAGGACAGACTATGGTGGCTCAGGGTCGCTACCAGCTAAGGCACGGGGTACTGGTGTTCAACGATAGTCGATACTTTAAGGTTCAGGTGACTCCTGAAAACAGAGACACTTTTGATTATGTCTACAACGGACGATCCATCGGAACCGGAACTGCCGTCTTGGGCAGTCAAACTGATTCTATCCAAGATGGGGTTTTCCGTTTTCCCGTATACGCGAAAAACGACCAAGTTAATATCTCCGTTCTTAACGACTCACCTTTCCCCTCGTCCCTCGTATCTTTGGAATTTGAAGCGATCTATGCTGTGCGGAACCGCAGATATAATTAAGGATGAACCCATCCGTTATAGCTCAGGAGTTAAGGTTAAACCTGCTACTCAGGCGGATGCTTTGCAGGTGGCGAAAGAGCTTAGGGTGGAGGATGTTAATGAGATGAGAGCCTTGCTTGGTAACGATGTAGCTATGTCAGTGGTTCTCCAGAGGCACGTTATGGAGGCTGACCTGAGCTTTACCGTAAGCAAAAACAATCACCCTGTGGCTATCTTTGGGACTAAGGAGATATGCCCTAACGTGGCTGCTATCGGGCTTTTATCTTCGCCAATGATAAGGGAAATCAAATACACCTTGTGCCGTCACTCTAAACACTGGGTGGATCAGTTACACAAAAACCACGATTTATTGTTGAACATTGTTCACTGCGATAATACCGTCCACATCCAATGGCTAAAGTGGCTTGGATTTACATTTGTGAACAAACTCACAGGATTTGGAAGTAATGGGGAGGACTTCTACGAATTTAGCAAACTAAAGGTTACAGAGTAATATGTGTTTATTTGCAGCCCCAGCGGGATTAGCCGCAGCTAAAGCAGCAGCAGCTTCAGGAGCTACACTGACCGCTTCCCAGACTGCTATTATAGCCGCTAGTCAGGCAGCAACAGCCGCAAATGCAATGCTGGCGATTTCAGCCGCTAGTGCTGGAGCATCGTTGTACGGACAACGCCAAGCTGCCTCTGCTCAAACCCGCTACCAGCAGCAACTCATGGCAGCGGAGCAGGAACGCCAGCAGCAAGCTGAAACTAACCTGCGGATGCGTCAACAAGACGAGCAGGAAGCCCGTGCCAGAGAGTTGGCCAAAGTCTCCCAAGAAGCCCGAGCAATGGCTTCCCGTAACATTGTAGCGGCTGGAGAGGCAGGAATTTCAGGAGCCTCCGTGGATGCTTTGCTGGCTGAAGGAACACGCAGAGAGCTGGACTTTTATGAAAGCATGACTCGCCAAGGTCAGCTTCAAAATACCACTTACGAGCGAGAAATTGAAGCGGGACGTACAGGCAGTGCTATGCGGATTCTGGATATAAACCGTCCGGTAAGCCGTCCTAGCTTTGCTAATCTGGCTATTGATCTGGCTGGAGCTGGAATGTCCTCTTACGATTTTGGGCAAAGGCTTTACCAAACTAAGACGCAAGCTGAACCAGCTTCTGTACGTCAAAAATACGCTCCCGGCGTTTGATTTTTTAATTAGAAATGGCAGAGAGAATTACACAACGCAAAGAGTACCGAGGGCTTGGCTACGCTCCCGCTATAAGCGTTCCGGGCCTAGTAGAGACTAGACCTATAGCCGCCACTCGCCCTGCTCAGACCAACGAGCTGACTAAGTTAGCTAAGAGCCTAAAGGACTTTGGGGAAACTTTTGCCAATACCCAGTTAAGGAAAGCTGCCAGAGAGGATGAAGAAGCCAAACAACTAGCTACAGAGGTGCTGTCTAGCAAAGTAGCTGCCGAGCATTATGGCTCTAAAAGCGGCAAAATAGAGGATTTACGCCATGACGCTTTAAACCTTACTCAAGCTGACCTAAGCGAAAAACTCATAAGTGAGGGACTTATCCCAGAAGAAGCCACACCTGCTTTCTACGCTTATTTAAAGAGAGGATCAGCTAAGTCTATTGCAAAGGATTATAGGAATAGACTTCAAGAACGAATCGAAGAAGCCTCTGAGCTTGATAACGAAACAGCCCTCGGAAAGCTCCTTACAGAAGTGTCAGGCGAGTTCTCCAAAGTCTATGGAGATTACCACATTTGGGCACCTGAAGAAGTAATAGCTCAAGAACGAGATTTTATTGACGCCGCAGCTAGGTTAAAAAGGGAAAAAGATAGAGACAGAGCTGAAACGATTGCGGAGAGAGCTGCTGAGGACATAATTGAAGCATCTTTAAATGATCCTGCTGCGTTTTATTTAAAATACTCTGAAGCGATGTTTGGGCCTGACGCTGCTACGCAAGGTCTCAGCCCTATGTCGTGGTCTAGTAAGGGTATAAATCCCAGAGAAAAGCTAGGACAGGCTGCGTCAGTCGTCATAGGAAAGTATGTAACAGACGGAACTACGCAGAGCTTAAACAGAGCAAAAACTCTTTTTACAAAATTAAAACAGCTAAATATCCCAACTTCTCTGGAAGGCAGTGGACAGCAAGTGCCGCTTCTTTCTGCTAATTCCCGTCAGCAACTTCAAAAAATTATTGAAGGAGCTAATAATAAACGAGCAGCCCTGAAAGCCGAACGTATTGATCTATACCGTTCTCATTTTAGAAATTATATGTTTCAGGCTATGGCAGCGGCTCAGGCTACTGGACAGCCACCGGACATTGACGCGCTTGTTGAAAAGTTTTTAGACACTGCGTATCCCACAGGAGAAAAAGACACTGAAGGCAGGGACATTCTTGAAAAGCCTTGGGAAGCTACCGACAATGCTCCTGACCTAGCTGCTCCTACGCTTAAACAGTTAGCAGCCACTTTAGAAGGTGGAGATAAAGTAGGGCCACGGAGATCATTGATGCTTCAAAGAGAGTTTCAAGAGCTTTTAGACGATCCAACACAAGAAAATATCGACAGAGCTACCAAAGTCCTAGAGGAGATTAAACTGGTAGAGCAAAGTCCTACTACCCTTAAAAACCTAAGAAACAACCTTAGAGGGGCGACAGGATTTAACGAATACTCGACAAAGTATAGGAACACTGAAGCTAAAGCACTTACACAAGAGTTGGCTTTTTTTGCGTTAAAGGACATGATTAAGTCCCGCGATCCTCGAACTCCTAACAAATTTGATAAAAATAAATTAACTCTGAATGAGCAGCGTACTATTGATATTTTAGAGGTAGACGTTAGCGAAAAACTTCAAGACCTTACTCTCAAAAAATACACTCAAAAGTTTGAAAATGCTGATCCCTCAACGCCAAAAGAACAAATAATGCGAGAAGCCTTTAATGAGGCCGAAGAAGAATTAAGAGAAGAGTATCAAGCTGAAGGGGCTGCTGAAGATATTTTTGAACAATTAAGAAAAACTGCTGAGTTCCAACAAGCGGGAACGACAGATGAAGATGGTGAATTTACAGCAGACAGAAAAAAAGCAGGATTTCTTGACCTTAGAATTCCGCAAACTATAGAAAAAGAAGGAGGTTTTTACAACGAAACCTTAGGGCAGTTGGGTTTTGTTAAAGACCAAGGAACTTCTTTTGTTAGGGCTATAGCTGCAAATGCACCAAGCAAAGGAGCTTCGTATTCCGATACATTAAAAGCTGTAAAAAGAGACAACATCAGAGACTCTCTAAGGAAAACTGCAAGCTCTTTAAAAGGTACCTTTCAAAAAACTCAAAGGAGAGGACATAAAACTAGAAATTTTGCAGCCAGCGCATTGCAATCAGGAACTTTTATTGGGGCACCTGATACTAGGTATGAGGGGGGAACCCTTAAAGTCACTGATGAAAATAGAGGCCGAATAGAAGAATTATTTAAACTGTCTTTGTCACAGACCGGGGTTACTCCATCAGAGGTAATCAGTGGGCGTTTGCATACATACAAATTAGCCAACAACGGGTTTGTTACTGGCAAAGAGGGCACAATTAGTATGGAAGCAGCGGGGATTGACCTTAAAAACAAAAAACAAATGCAGGATGTATTTAATCCTGAGCGGGTTTTACTTTTTGAAAGTGAATCTCAGCTTTTAAATTTATACAATAAAGCCAAAGAAGGCAAAGATGATACTATTGAAAAACTTCTTGAAGCCCTTGGTATCGAAAACTCGAAAGACGCTGGCTCATTCTTTTTAGCCGCACAAATCCGATTACTCAGGCAACGTGGTTTAGTAGACTAAAGAAAAATAATTATGCTGAAAGCTGACATCAATTCTGCCTACGAGCTGTTAGATAGACCCTTAGATGACGATGGTTTGACTGACGAGGAACGTCAAAAGGCTCTTGAAAAGGAATTAAACCCTACGCCTCCTGAGGAACAATCCTTTATCGGAAGTGTTGCTAGAGGAGTCGTTCGGGGAGCTGTAGGGGCTGTTGAGGAAACTGCTGAACTAGGAAGGTGGGCAGCTACCGGAGACGACAGCGATTTAGGCTGGAAGGATAGTATTGCAGCCAAGCCTCAAGGCGTTGTAGGCGGGATGGCAGAGGGTTTTACTCAGTTTCTCGTTGGATTTATCCCCGCTCTCCGTGTTGTTTCTATTGGTGGAAAGGTAGCTAAGGCAGGGAAGGCAGGAAGAATACTAAAGAAAACAGAAGAAGGACTTACAGGAACAGGACGAAGCATTGCTAAGTATTCAACTGCTGGGGCTTTAGCTGACTTTACAGTTTTTGATGCTCAGGAAGAACGTCTTTCTAATTTAATCCAAGATTACCCTCTATTAAGTAATCCTGTGTCTGAGTTTTTAGCAGCAGACGACGAAGATGGGATGCTAGAAGGACGCTTAAAAAGTGCTGTAGAAGGCGTTCTTCTCGGAGCTGCGGTAGACGCTTTTGTTTTAGGCGTTAAAGCTCTAAAACGTACTCGGGAGCTACGAGCTGAAGGGAAATCTCCAACGGAAGTTGTAGAGGGAGCAGCTAAAGAGCTTAAAGCTGCGGAAGAAGCCCGTGTCAAAGCAGAACAAGAAGCCACTACTGAGCCAGCTCCTACCCCTGAACCCGGAAAACAAAAAGTAGTGCCTGAAGAGGAGCTAAAGGAGGGGGAGTTTGATTTAGTACAAGTCCCTAAAAAGGCTACACCGAAAAAAGGCAAAGCTAAAAATGTAGAAGTGTTAAAAGCCATCCAGCGGGGAGACATTACTCCTAGTAAGCTCAAAGAAATCTCAAAAGCTAAGACGGGGGAGGATGTCTACAACGCTCTTGTTAGGGACACAAAAACAGGGGGCAGAATAATCAATCTTGACGCTTATTCAGACGACCCTGAGCTTTTCAGTAACGTAGTTGATACGCACCTTTTAATTAAAAATGCTTTAATAAAAACCAAGAAAGACTTTTTTAGTAATGCAGATCAGCGAAAGAAGATGATTGAGGAGCTCGAGGGGTGGGGATTTGCCTCTGAAGCGGATACGTTAAAAGCTGTGGAAGGCAGCATTGAAGCAAGAGCTGATTATGCAGCTAAATTTTTTCTTTTAGAGGATTACATAAAACAACGTGCTGAGGTAATGACTTCAGCAGCTCTTACGGAAAAAAAGCTACTTCGTAAAGGTATTTCAGCTTCCGAAAAAGACACTTTAGAAGCTCAATTAAAGAAAGAGCATTTACAAGCAACTCAATTACTTTCCCAAGAGTCTGTGGCTGCAACTGCTTTGTCTATTCAGAGAAGCGAATGGGGCAAAATGGGAGCTACCATTAAACACACTCCTAAATTACGGGAAAACAAAGCCACAGCGGAAGAAATACGAACAGTTCTTGCAGCTAAACTGGATGAGAAGGACATCACCGAAGAAGAGTTAGCTGCCATAATCCGTAACGAAAAAGAAATTATAGATCGGAGAGGAGCAGCAGCCGTTGGAAGCTCTAGGGTTAAAGGCGACCCGTTTGCTTGGCACTTAGAGTTCTGGATGAATAGCCTACTGAGTGGCCCACAAACCCACGCTGTCAACGCAATCAGTAACAGTATCACTACATTTTTCTTACCTTTAGAACAGGCATTAGGGCTTCAAACTGAGATTTTAAAACGTAAAATCTTAGGACAAAACGTAGACCCTCGGCTTGTCTCTGCTAGACAAGAGCTTACCAACGTGTCCTACCTTTGGGACAATTTTAAGGATTCTCTGTCGTTAGCTTCTCGGGCTTTCTGGGATGAGGATACTATTATTCAAAGAGGGGCCGCAGTCACAGCAGAAGTACGTCCAAAGGCTATATCATCGCAGAACCTGCCGGGAGTAGCTAAGTACCTTGGGGCTGATTTAGTAGACGATGTTGGCTCGTTGGCGAGGACTCCTACTAAACTTCTGACTTCTGCCGACGAGTTATTTAAACAACTCCAGTTTCGTCACCATGCTAGAGTCCAATCGGCCTACAGAGCGCACGACCTAGTAGAAGAGCAGTATGTTAAGCAGATAAAAGAGCAAGTAGGTGAGAACGCTTCCGAAGCTGCTGTAGAAAAAGCCCTTAGAAAGTTTCAAAGGGAGCTAGACCCAGAAGTTCACGCAAATAACATAGCTGAAGCCGCCGAGCAAATCAGAACAAAAACTATGTATGAAGATGGGCGGCGGGTTTCGGACAAATCTTTAAGAAGCGAAGCCAACGACGCTTTAGTTACAGAAATGGTCAAAAATCCAGATGTTGAGTGGAAGGCTTTTGACCAAGCTACTTATATTAACGATTACGTTAAGACAGCTAAAGCTGACAGAAAGCACTCACTTGCCGCTTCGGAGGAAGCCTTTGGAGTTGCTCGGGAAGGAACTTATACCAGAGAGATGGAAGGGTTTGGAAAAGCAATCCAAGACCTTTCAAACAAATTTCCTACTCCTGTAAAATACGTTATTCCATTTACGGCCACTCCGGTAAACATTATTAAGTTCTTTGGCGAGCGGGTTCCTTTACTACACAAAACACCTTTATTAAACAAAATAAACACAAGGAATGCAGAAGAGCTGGCATCTTCTGATCCCCTTATTAGAGCGAAGGCTCTTGGACGGCTGGAGACCGGAGCGTTGCTGTTTGCTGGAGCAGCTACCTTAGTTTATCAAGGAAAGGTTACTGGGTTTGGGCCAAGGCGCAAAGACGAGCGTAGGGTCTGGGAAAGCACTGGAAAACAGCAGTATAGCCTTCAAATAGGCGATACTTGGTACAGTTATCAACGACTTGATCCCTTTGCTATGTTTCTTGGGCTGGCCGCTGACATGGCAGAATTTGTTCAATCTGCTGAGAGCGGAATTGAGGATGACCCTGTATTAGACAGCATCAAAAACGAGTTTGTCCCTGCTGTAGCTACTGCCGTTTCTCAAAACATTATTAACAAATCTTACATGACAGGACTCCAGCGTTTTATTGAAATGCTCGGAGACCCACAAGAAAAAGCAAAACCTTACTTCCAGACATTTGTGGCATCCCACGTTCCTTCGATACTGTCTCAAGCTAAAGGAAACTTAGATACAGAAGGAGATGCAGCAATGCTTGAGGCAAGAACAGTTCTTGAGGCCATTACTAAGCGAGTTCCTTACATCGACGCTAACGAGCCTCGTAGAAACGTCCTAGGAGAAATAGTCAAAGTCGATAAAATTATGGGAGGCTCCCCGATTTTGAACTACTTTAACCCTGTCAGGGCATCTCGCAGGAAGAATGACGCGATCTTTGATGAGATGTCTAAAGCAGAACACGCATTCTCTTTGCCTAACCCAAAGAAAGCAGGGGGATTGAATCTATTAGATTTTACTAATGACAAAGGCCAGTCAGCTTATGACCGACTGCTTGAATTAAGTGGCACAGTAAAAATAAACGGGAGAACTCTTCGCCAAGAGCTGCAAAGAGTGACTAAAAGCCCTGAGTTTGAGAGACTTTCGGACATTCCAGAAGATGATTTTAAAAGCCCTCGTGTTCGTTATTTACGGAGTATCATAGATTCTTACAGAGACTTTGCTTACGATGTATTAAAAGAAGAGCTACCTGACCTAAATGAACAAGTAGAAATAATTTCTGATGTCTCTGCCCTTCGTGCGGCTGGTCAGGAAGATGAGGCCCAGAAGTTAATCCAACAGCTAAAAGGCTTGCGTTGAAATCCATCCACAAGTAGATAAGATACCAAAATGGCTAATACTTACGTCGATTACACAGGAAACGGTACACTAGATACCTACTCCATAACTTTCCCATACCTCAGTAACTCACACGTTACTGTGCAGGTTGGCGGCGTGACCCAGACCGAAGCCACTCACTACAACATCACCACAGGTAACGTAGTGTTTACTTCTGGGAACATCCCGGCTAACTCAGCAGCTATCCGTATCAAGCGGGTAACTGAGCGGGTTACTCCTCTGGTTGACTTTAAGGACGGCTCTACGCTGCTAGAAGCTGACCTAGATACCGCCAATCTACAGTCATTCTACATCGCTCAGGAAACTGATGAGTCAGCCTTCCAAGCTGATAGCGATGGTAACTACGATGCCTCCAACAACAAGCTGGTAAACGTAGGAACGCCTACAGCCAGCACTGACGGAGCTACCAAGGGGTATGTGGATACTCAGGTTGCCTCCAAAGACGCATTGAGTGAACTCTCAGGAGACCTCGATGACATCGCAGCGGGAACCACGAACAAGCACTTTACGGCTACTGACGAGACTAAGCTGGACGGCATCGAGACCGGGGCTGAGGTCAACGTCAATGCTGACTGGGACGCTACCACAGGGGATGCTCAAATCCTCAACAAGCCCGGTAACGCCACTACCAGTGCAGATGGCCTTATGTCCAGCTCTGACAAGACTAAGCTGGATGGAGTAGCTGCGGGGGCAGAGGTCAATGTCCAGAGTGATTGGGATGCCAGCTCTGGGGATGCTCAGATTCTCAATAAGCCTACTGTTCCAACTAATCTAGCTGACCTTAGTGATGTCTCTAG